AAATTTAAAAGTTAACAGAAGACTGCATCATAATGATCATACAAAACGATTTGATACGTTTAAGAAAGAAGAAATACAAGTAAATCGAATTAAATGAAATATGCAATAACAGGGCATACTAGTGGTATCGGAAGGGCTTTTTGTAATTCACAAGATGTAAAAGAAAACTATATAGGATTTAGTAGGTCAAACGGTTATGATATCAGTAACGCTAAAGACAGAAAGCGGATAATTGCAGAGTCAGCAGATTGTGATGTTTTTATAAACAATGCTTATTGCCTGCATTATCAAACAGATTTACTATATGAGTTATATAAGGTGTGGCATAAATCTACAAAAATAATTATTAATATAGGTAGTGATGCTACTGATAGAATTAATGAGCAACCCTTTCCTTACGCTATTCATAAATCAGCCTTAGAAGCAGCTAGTCTACAGTTAGGCAACACCGGTAGTCAATGTAAAGTTTCATTAATTAAATTTGGCTGGGTAGGAACAAAAAAAATTTTAAGAGATGTTAATCCAAAAAAATTTATAACAGTAAGCAAATCAGCAGATATAATTTTACAAATTATTAAATTAAATAAAATACACAATGTAAGAGTTATTACTGTACTACCATAAAAAAATTCGTTTTCTGTAAGTATTATAAATATTACGCAATGAAATACAAGTTTTTTAAAAAAGTAAAAAATCTTCCAGTGCGGGATCTTCTATCTGAACTAAACAAAATGTTAAAAGAAAAAACAATTGATTGGGAGAAAATAGATTACCAAATTTGCATTAACTCTATAGCAGGTCAAGAAAATAATATTCATTTAGGAACTGGTAGTTTAGAATGGGATTGGCAAAATGGAGAAGAAATTGTTGATGACCACGGTAATACAGTACAATTTATTCCGAAAAAATATGATAATCCTATGCAAGAATCTGATTTTACTGTATTATGTACTGCATTTAAAGATACAGTATTTGAAGAAATTTATGATGCTGTATCAAAAAAATACAAAATAGGTAGGATGCGCCTAATGTTGATGCGACCTAAAACATGTCTTACGTGGCATAACGACGGCGATACAAGACTTCATTATCCGATAGACACAAATCGCGGCTGTCAAATGGTTATTGAAAATGAAGTTATTCATATGCCTAAATACACTTGGTGGCACACAAATACTTCGCATTTACACACAGCGTTTAATGCTAGTCGTGTACCGAGAATACATTTAGTAACAAGTATAATAGGAGAATACAATTCTTAGCCAAGAAGAATATATAAACTTTCATCCTACAGTGCTGCAAAAAACTAGCATGATTTTTGATGTAGACAGTTTTTATGAATGTATGGAAAAGTATAAGTTTGCTTTCAGGACATGGGGCAAAGAAAAAGGGCATTTACCGAGATATGGTTTACCTTTGGTAAATCAAAACGGTAGTATGCTTAATAATCCAGAACCAATATGTTATCCGCTAGACGAATGGTTACGCTGTCATCCTGATGAACAATTTTTAGATAGGGATGTAAGAGTTCCGACGGAAGTTTTGAATGAAGATGCTTTTGCTGTTCTACAACCTATAAAAAAATACATGTTACGGAGCGCAATATTACGCTGGGATGCAGAATCATTTTTTTATCCACATACTGATACGTGGTTGCCTTCTCCTATACTACGCTTATGGGGAACTACAGAACCCAATAACGTCAAGATACAATTTGACAAAGAGCGTCGCCGTGCAGAATCTCCTAATGGTGTAAAAGGAATGAATCCCCAAGTTGTAGACTTTGAAGATTTTGAAATTGAAGCAGGTAGGTTATACGTTATAGATACTAGTATTATTCATGGAGCAAAATCTTATTATGATGACATAGGTTATCAGTTTTTTATAGCAATACACACAGATGGAATAGAAGATTTAAAAAAATGTATCAGTATTTAGATTTACCTCAAGTTCCTGATGATTTATTATTGTCATTAGATAAAGTACTTCAATTAGAAAACATATTTGAATATAAAGATAAAACAGACGTGTATACTATTCACCCTTGTCAGACTGCGCTTACTGAATATTTAAAAAAAATATTTCCTAAGCATACTAAATTTAGATATCATACACTTACTGACGAATTGCCCATTCATGTAGACATAGGTAGATCTCAAGCTATTAATTATATAATTGATGCCGGCGGAAGTGATGTAAAAACTACTTGGTATAAAGATGATAAAACAACAAAAATTTTAGAAAAAGTTTTAAAGCCAAACTGCTGGCACTCTATTAAAACTGATATACATCACGGTGTATCTAACATCAAAACACGTAGATATGCAATAACGGTTGGGTAAATACTGCGTACATTAGGAGTGAAAATGTCTGTTTTTCCTTTAATTATAGAAAATTTTATTACAGATGAGGAGAATGAAATATTATTAAACACAATTACAAATCATTCCAAATTATTTACAGCTGATAAAAGCTCTGACCCACGTTGGGATGAAAGAAGTGCAGGCATAGATAGAGTGCACAGAGAAGGTCATGAGAGTGCATGGAGAATACTTGCTAATATTGGTTTAAAAATACAAAATAAAATTAGAGAAATTGAAAAAAGCCAAGAATTATTTGTAGAACATCCAATGTATGTGAGATGGTTGCCCGGCGATAAATTAAATCCTCCGCATGCTGATAATATCAAACAAGATGGAATTACTCCTAATAAAACTCCATGGCGATCGCACGGGGCTGTTTTGTATATTAATAGCGATTTTACCGGTGGAGATTTTTTTTATAAGAATCATGACATAGAAATTATTCCTAAACCAAAACTATTAGTTATCCATCGAGCCGGGTTAGAAGACACGCACGGTGTGCGAGAAATTCTATCAGGAACACGATATACAGTTACTTGTTTTGCTACAAAAGATAAAACATTTGAAGACATGTCTTTAACTGGTTATTTGAAATCTTACAATAATTTTTTAGAAAATTTAAAATTTAGTATTGATTAATGTAATTTGTCTACGGAATTAATATGATTTATTTAAATGAAGATAAACATTCATGTTTTTGTACTTTTACTAATCAATATCATAAAACAAAAAAATTAAGTAATAAAAAAAATTTAATCCTGTTAAGTGGTGGCATAGATTCTCAAGCATTGGCTTTATATCTAAAAAAACGAAATATTAATTATGAAACATTATTTGCTGATTACAAATTTAATAAAGAGGATAAACAATTTGCGCGGAAAATAGGAATAAATCATATCAAAAAATTAGATCTTGATTACCTGTTTTTTGATAAGAAAATACATTTAGAATTTTACAAAAAATACAATTGTACTAGTCCACAGATTGCAGTCCATTTGTTTATAATAGATTATGCTTTGACACAGTTTCCTGAATATAATATATTGATGCCAAGTATGCCTATTTATAGGTTACAAACCAAAAATTATATGCCAGACTACAATGAGTTAGGATATCAAAGATACAAAAATATAAAAAAAATAAATAATTTTTATCCTTACTTTTTTATAAATTTTGATATAGCAACTAAATTAAGTCAATTGCAATCTCATAACAATAACTGGTGTAACCCATATACAAAAAAGTTTTTATTATATCACGAATTAGGCTTGCAAGTATATCAACAGTCAGCATGTTTAACAGGTTTTGAAAATTATAAAATATATTTGAAACAAGAAAAAAAATTAGTGTTTGACCAAGTTTTACGCAGGCCTATTAATCATCAAAAAAAAGTAAAATATTTGATAAATACTTTATAAAATATAAAAGAAAGAAAAAATGTCTAAACCGATAAAACCAAAAGAAGATGAAAAAGAAGAAGATGAAATAACTTGCGATCCCCCGCCGCCGCCGCCGAAATGCCCCGGGCAAGCGCCGAACACTTTCGATCAGCCTAACTTCAATTCACCAAAAAAGTATAATTTTGATACAGGCCAATGGACTTAACGTCCCATTGGTTGAGGATGGTCTTTGTTTTTTACTTAACTACAAAGCAGTTTTGGCCGTATTTGGTATTAATAAATTTAGTAGTTTGCCGAAAACCAAAAGAAATATAACTTTTTATTGATTCTTTTTTTGGCAAACTCCATATCAAACTAGCATTTTCTTTTTTTGCATGCAATAGTATTCTATTAAACAACAGTTTACTTAATCCTTTACTTCTGTAGTTAGCAATAATATATATACCTCTTATTCTATAATCTTCATGACTAGATTTATGTCCTGATATACAACCTATAAGTTTTTCGTTATCGTAAAGACCTAAAAACGTTGGATGAAATTTAGTGTAAATATCTATATCGTAGCCGCCAAAATATTTTATACTGCTCATAGGCTGGATGTCAGCAGTATCAGGCCATAATAGTTTCCATAAAGGAAGTATTGTTTCGAAATCTGTTTCTTTAACGGTAAAGTTATGCAGCAGTTCCGTCATCAATGTTTATCCATGCACTATTTTGATAACCTTGGAATCTATTCACTTGACTATTATATATAACCATTCCATTAGCAGCAGCTAGTGCATTTCGTTCAGTAGTATTGTATGATCCAAACTGTACAAAACCGCCAGACGTAACGGTACCTTCTGCATAATTAATTATTCTACTAGAATCTTGAGCCATAATGTCGCCGCGAAATTCATTTGCACGCATCTGCTGAAACGCTCTAATATTCTCAGCCAGAATTGTATTACATGAAACATTGCCGGTTGCAACGTTAAAGAATAAAGTTGAGTCGTTATAAGCTATATTTCCGCTATATTCCGATGCTGTTATCCTTGCTGTAGCATATATGCCGCCGTCGATAGTAAGCTTTTCGACATGCCCAGCACCGCCTATTGAAACCATACCGTCAAGGATATGCAGTGTTTTTCTAGATTCGCCTGTATTTCCGGTTAATGTGTGACCTAAAAATAAGCCGTTATTTTGTCCGTTTATAAAAGCATAAGTTTGTGTACCATTTATATCAATAGCTTGAAACTCTATTTTTCCTAAAGAAGCAGTATTTCCGCTAAATTGTTGAGTAGTTTGTAAACCAAAAAGCGGGATTGGTGTAATTGTGCCAGATAAATCTAGAGTTTCCTCAACTCTAGATAATATATGTATCGGTATTGCACCTTCACTTTCTATACCAAAACGAGTAACTTGTCCTAGAATATTATTATCTACAATAATACCTCCTGAATCGACAGGGACTAAATTAAACGTGGTAATTCGATTAGCAGTAACAGTGTTATTCACTCCATCTACAATAAGAGTAGAATCATCACCAAATACTGATCCTTGCATATCGCCGTCAAACACACCAGCTGCTACTGAAACGTTTCCGGCTTCCCATCGGCTATCCACAGCATTCCATATAAGAGTATCGCCGCCTGACGGAGTGCTAGGTACATAAACATTGCTTAGGTCTTGAATTACATTGTTTGAAAGAACAAGCTTACCGTCAGTGCCGTCTACGAGCATTGTAGAGTCATTAGCAAAGACAGATCCTGTTAGATCACCTTGAACATTTGCTGCTTGTAGACTACCGATTACTGAACTTGTAAAATTACCGCTACTGCCTGATACCGTACTACCGGTTATATTACCAGTAATATTAATTGTACCTGTGCCTGTAATTGCTTGACTGTTTAGATCTAAATTACCGCCTAGTTGCGGAGAACTATCTGATAGTAAGTCTGTAATACCGCTGTCTGCTTTAGTACCGCCTACCGTACTACCATCACCAATATAAATTAACTTAGTATCGGTAGTGTAGATTAATTCACCTTCTGCTGGTGTAATTGTTAAGCGCTCTGCGTCGGTGCCGCGTCTTATCTGTAAAGCCATTGATAACTCCTGAAAACCTAAACGTTACATATATTTATCTACTTTACTTCCGTTTTTTAAGAAATATGTTAGTACGTTTTTCTATATCTCGTTTAATTTTTTGTATATTAATGTTAAAATTGATAGTAGCAATACTGTTATTGTACTCTTGATATAGTTCTTCGAGTGCTACGTTATAATCAGCATTGGGATTATCTTTTACGTCAATAATCCATTCTCTACCGTCTATAAAGTTAATCTTTATATGTTCTATATAGTCGGTAGGAATGGATTCTATTCTTATGTCTTTAAGGACATCTGGCCAAGATTCTATAGTAGATTCTTCGAACCGCTTTTTTTTATGCACTAGCTACTTCTTGTTTAGCTTTTGCAGTTGTTTTCTTTTTAGTAGGTACAAGAGCTTCTGCTTGTTCTCTTAAGGCTTTTGCTTCTTTAAACAATCGATCAGCTTGTGACCGATAGCTAGCAGCTAGTGCTTCGTCGGTGATTACACCTGATTCTGCATCAGCTACAGGCGCAGTTGGTTCTGCTACAGGTGCTGGCGTATCGGTATAAGCAGCTATAGGATCAACAGTTTTAGGTTCAGCAGTTGCTTGAGCTGGCTTTGCAGGAGCATTAGGATCTTTAATCGCAAGATCAGCTACAGTCACGCCTTTTTGCTGTGCAATAACATTATTCAATTCATCAAGGCCTACTACTGATTTAGTATCGGGAGTCATTTCTACTGCTGTAGTTTTGGTCTTAACCATTCTATTAGTAGTGTGAAACCCAGCTAGCATGTTTCTTCCGTCCGGCAAAGAGGTCCGTGCCATTGCTTCTGCTAGTTCGTAAGCTTCTTGCCCTGCTGAACTTTCGACTAGTTTAATTAAACTATCGTGTTCATCAGCACTAAGACTTTCAGTTGGAACAATTACACACTCGTCATTTGTTCCCGGGACTACTCTATACGCTACTATACACTTTTTTTGTGTCTTTTTAATTCTTCCAACATGTTTTAACATATTTACTCGCTTTGTGGTTGAGCACCAGCTGCTTGCTGTTGTGCTGCAATATGATTTAAGAATTTATCTAATTTATCATAAACAACACCGATTTGAGACATTTCGCCTGCTTTAAAAGCGCCTCGGCTAGTTGCAGCATCGATCACTTGTCTAATTGCTGCTAAATCAGATATAGTAAGTTCAGTTACATCAGGGGTTGGTGTTTGGCCCTGCGGAGCTTCGGGTTGAGCTTCGTCTGTAACTATTTCTTGGTTTTCTTCAGTCATGTATTATACTCCTTTTGTAATTTATTTATTAGACATGATAAAAAAGGTTAATTCTTTTGGCTGCTCGAAGCCAATATAAACACTATCTTTAAATTTTCTAAGATAATATCGGCCTGTAGTGTTTGCTTCTATCCACTCAACAAGTCCTAGCTCCATACGTATTTTAAATGGAGTGTTATCGTCAAAAGAAATCGTAGTAGTTTCGAAATGTTCTGGACAGATCGAAACTCTACGAATATCAAAAAGTTCTAGTGGATTCGGCGCTTGATTAATTTTTTTCTTCATAGTGCGCAGTTACTCCAAAAGGTGCTTGTAGATCCTTGTCGTGATTACTGTGAATTACAAACACAGTGTCACAATAACTTTCGTCACCCCAGCTACCCCACGGATAACCATCAGTAAATACAATCAGTTTTTTCGGTTCAATGCCTTCTTCTTTCATATACAGCCAGTTAGCTTCAAAGTCAGTGCCACCGCCACCGGCAGCTTCGTATTCAGCAATGTCGCCATCATGAGCCGAAAACTCTTCCATGTTGTATACCTTAGTATCAAAACACCAAACCTTGACATTATAGTCATTGTATTGACTCATAATGCCGTTGATTTCACTTAAGAAGTCTTTAAGCATATCGTCGCCGATACTACCACTTGTATCAAGTGCAACACAAACATCAATTGTATCTTCGTTTACAGTGCCGGGGATAATTGCACCGTAGTGTGATTTACGTGACGGACGAGCAAAGCTGTAGTCATTCTTAACAGAACTTTGAATTTGCTGTTGCAAAATTTCACGCCAGTTCATTTTAGGTTCAGTAAACTGTTTAATAATGCGTGCAATTTCGCCTGGTACTTTACCAGCACCAGCGGCTTGTGCAGCTGACAGCATGCTTTCTTTAATACTGTCGCGAATTTCTTTCATTTCTGCTTCAGTGTATTTAGGCTGACCGTCTTTACCGTCACCGTCGAGATCCAAGTGCTCGTCAAGCATTTCACCTAACTGATCTAAGTCAATATGCTCAACAACATTCTCCATCAAGTCATCGTAAACTTCTTCACTAGACCAGCCTTCGTATTTAAAGTCTTGGTAACAGTCAACAAGCTTAGGCTTTGAACCAATTTTATCGCGAACAAGAAGATTGTTTACAATGTAATCAGCAGCAACGTTATAAATTTTAGGATCACGGTCGTTACGACGTCCAAGGTGATCGAATACACAGTGCAAAATTTCGTGTGCAACTACAAACTCAATCTCAGAATTTTCCATTGCATTAAAAAATTGTGCATTGAAGTACAAGTTACGACCATCAACAGCGGCAGTCGGAAGCCAATCGTTAGCAGGTTTTACTCTAAGACGAGTAGCCATGTTGCCAAAGAACGGATGTTTCAGCAGCAAACCAACTCGGGCAACAGTAATACGATCCATTACTTCTGTAGTCATGCGATCAAGTTCTTCTGGAGTAATATCAGGATCGGGTTGCCAGTGTTTTTTACCTTCTACAGACATGATGTCACCTTTGTTGTTCAATATATGTATATAATACAACAAAGCGCCTGACTTGTCAAGCGCTTTGTTTAATTTTACTCTTGTGCAGCCTTAATGTATTTTCCATATCTTTCGTGGAATTCATCAAAGCTAGGAACTTTATCAGGATCAATCGGCAAACGGTACTGAGTAAGGGCAAGTTTCATACCCATTACAACCAACTCAGTATCAAAGTTCTTCATTGAGAACTTCAAGAAGTTTTCAACTTGTCCGTAAAAGTTACTGTTATCGTCGTTAACTGACTGACTAAGTTCGTAACACATTGCAACAATCAAGCTGTACATTGCACTAATTTCGTTAGTATCAAGATCTGTTACCTTACCAGCCAAAATATCGCTTGGATTAGGCATGTCAGCAGCAACTTTACGATGTGCAACAAACTTTACAGCAAGGCCTTCGCCAATCGAACCTGACACAAGATCCATGAGTGTCTCTGAATCATAGTTATCAGTAAGGAAGTCACTTACAAACGACCACGAACGGGGCGTTGCAAACGAACGACTTGGTGACTTAGGGTCGAAGTCATACAAGTCACCTTTGCTAAACTGCAAATAACCAACTACATCAGGGTGAATTTTGTTGGTTACAGCCCACTCAAACCAGTCATCAAACGATACTGACATCTCTAAGTGCACAAAACGGTTAGCCAACGGAGCTGGCATACGGTACGTAACACCTTTGTCGCTGTCACGGTTACCAGCAGCAACAATAAGAACATTATCAGGTAGCTTGTATTGACCAACACGACGGTTAAGAATCAGCTGATATGCAGCAGCTTGCACAGCTGGAGCAGCTGAGTTCATTTCGTCCAAGAACAAAATTACATGTTCGTACTGACTTGCAAGTTCTTCATCAGGCAATTCGCTAGGTTGTGCCCAAACCATTTTGCTTTGCGTTGAATCAAAGTACGGAATACCTTTAATGTCAGTTGGCTCCCAAAGACTAAGACGAATGTCAATTACATGAGCATTCTTACTAGCACCAATTTGGTGAACAATGTCTGACTTACCGATACCTGGAGGACCCCAAATAAAGATTGGACGTTGCTGATCGAATGCAGCTGAAATAACTTTCTTTGCATTGTTTGGAGAAGTAGTACGAATATTGTCCATTGTGTGTTACCTACGTATTTGTTTATTAACTATGTATATAATACGACAAAACACACTAGATGTCAAATGTTTTTTTGCTTTTCTATTGCTTTTATTAAGCCGTATCTTTCTATATCACCAGAAAGCAAACTTAATTCCATGGCTTTACGGTCATCTGTGACTTCTATATACTTTTTTGTAAGAAAATACGGACATGTGATAAAGTTATCTAAGTGTATCAGAATGTTCGTTTTCATAATATTAAGATCAGGAGGAAAATTAATTTGGTAAAATGTTAAAGATAACTCGTTTTTTAGAAAATCACGCCCTGTTTCGGTGAGCCGCAACCCACCAGACTGCTTATCACGAATGTTGTACCACCATTCGGATGAATATTTTTTTAGATTAACTTCATCAACACTGATTTTTGCAGTGTTTAAAAAAATTTTTGTGTATGTTGCTCTATTCATTCAGTAAGTTATCTGAAGAAAACTTAATTACCTTAAAATCTTCAGTGTTCCACATACTATTTAAGCGTTGAGCTAAATTATGTGCATGACCAGGATTAGAAAAGCTTGTTTTCTTATATTTTGGTCCTGGATAGTTTGTTAGACTATTAAAACTTTTTAAATTAAAAGGTTTATTTTGATAAAATACAGCCCAAATTGCTTCTGCTTGTAAAACTTGCTCAGTACGATAAGTTTTTTTGTCAGTGTATTCTTTCAATACATTAGGCTTTGGCCTACTCATTCTTTTCGTTCCTTTAACTACGTATATTTATCATTTACCAGCCACTACCGCCGTCCATTTGAACGTTTATTACTGGATTTTCTTGTGCTTCTTTTCTGTCAAGTAACAGTTTTTCTAAGTCTTCTACATGACGTGCAAGTAGTAAAGTTAAACAATGATTTAACTTTTTAGCTTTTTCAATATCTAGCCTGATTTCTTTTTGTCTACTAGATTCTGCACTTTTAACTAGATTTACGAAGTCTTTTATTGGTGTAGTATTAATTGGTTGATCTTGCATTTTCTTTACTTAGTTGTGAACGCATTTCAAAGTCAGTTTTAAACGGTCCTTTATGATGATAGCGTTCGATTGTAATAAGTTTAGGACAAAAACTTTTAACCCAGCCCTTGTTAAACTTAATAATATAGTATCCTGCACAATATACACTTTTTGATTTTTCACTTTTTGTAAACAATGGCAGTTTCTTTTTAATGTCAAACATGCTGTTAAAAGGTTCACAGTTTGTAGGAAATTCGTGTACATGATACTGTGTAGTTTCTTTAATAGATAAATCTGACCATGTCATTTTGCCAAGTTGATTTGTAATTGACGATTTATTTTTACAAACTTTAAAATTACCAGATTTATTTACAATGTAATGATCATTATCATAGGCAATTGTTCCTACATTTTCGCCGTTGTCAGTAACAATCCAAAATTTGTTTTTTAAAATTTCTTTTGCATTAATCATGCTGGATACCTCGCTTGGAATGGTGTAGAGTACAATGAAATTTGATCAGCAATGCGCTGCATATCCCACTTATTGCAAAATTTAAGAAGTCGCACACCCACTTGTGATAAATCTTTAGGTGAGTGTGTTTGTTCACTAATTGTATTGTTTATTTCATCACGAATATTTTCGGGCTGTGCAGACAAATCACACAGCAACACATTACGATTGTAATCGTCAATGACTCTGTGTTCATCACCATTGTGATCAGTCCAGCGCTGAAGCATCATATTATTCCAGTTATACCCTTTACTGGTCATATCTGCATAAGCTTCGGTAAGACCTACTTTGTTCTTAGTGCCTTTCTTACGCACGCCAGGGTAAGCACTAAAGATGTTGTCACTAGTGTCACCACGCATACACTTTTCAAACAGTAACCATTGTGGATCTGGCGCAGGCTTTGCTTCACCAGTCTTTTTATCAACAACTGGCTTGCCTTTGTCGTCAAA